CTATGAGCAGGGCCGCATCTCACATGTCGGCACGTTCGCCGATCTCGAAGATGAAATGGTCAACTTTGGACCGAACGGCATGGTTGGGGAAGCATCCCCCGATCGCGTGGATGCCCTCGTATGGGCCCTGACGGAGCTATTCCCGTCGATCGTCAAGAAGGTGGTTAAGGTGGTTGATAAGCCCAAGATCGATCGCCCGGCGCACCCGCAGAGTTGGATGGGCTGAGCTTCCGTGGATCGCAAGTTCTCGTCCGCCGAAACAGAAAAACTGATTCAGCGGGCCCAGAAGCAATTCAAGTCGTTCATCGACTGGGAGGGCGCGTTCCGGCAATCGTTCGAGGAGGACGTTCGCTTCGCTAACGGCGACGCTGACAATCAATGGCAATGGGACGGCGAAGTCTTGCAGAACCGCAAGGACTGCCCGTCCATGACCATCAACATGACGTGGATTCATTGTGCGCTCGTGCAGAACGAGATCAAGCGCAATCCCCCGTCGATCATGGTTCGGCCGGTTGGCGGCGGCGCTACGGCGAAATCGGCCGAGGTCTATGGTGGCCTAATCCGAGAGATCCAGCGCGCTTCAGATGCGCTCAACATCTATCTCAAGGCCTCTGAGCCTCTTGTGCAGGGCGGCGTCGGCTACTGGCGCGTTCTGACAGAGTACGAGGCCGAAGACAGCTTCGATCAGGTCATCCGCATCAGGAGCGTCCGCAGCCCGCTTGGCGTGGCTATGGACCCGGATGCAAAGGAGCCGTCTGGCGCCGATGCTAACTGGGGCATGATCTTCGAGGATATCAAGAATGAATATCTCGAGGAAGAGCACGTAAAATACAAGGACTCAGTTGGCGCCGAGAATGCGATCACGATCAACGTGGCCGCGGCCGACTGGAAGAACGAGGACTACACCCGCGTAGCCGAGTGGTACGAGAAAGAGAAGTTCCAGGATCAGCTTCTGGGCTTCACCGATCCGGACAGCCAGCAGTTTGCGACCGCCTTCCTGAGCGACATCAAAGACGACGAGATCAAGAAGAAGGTGCTCTCCGACGTCCGCACCCAGAAGCGTCCGGTCAATCGTTCCCGCATCTGTTGGTACAAGATTTTCGGTGACAAGATCGTTGATTACCGGGAGGTCCCCGGCAAGAAATACATCCCGATCGTTCGCGTGGTGGGTCAGGAAACCATCATTGACGGCAACCTGGATCGCAAGGGCATCGTCCGCAGCCTGAAGGACACCCAGCGCAATCTCAACTATTGGGTCTCTGCCGGCGCGATGCAGGTGGCATTGCAGACGAACGTGCCGTGGGTTGGGCCGGCTGCCGCGTTTGAGAACATCAAGCAGTGGGAGGATGGGAACCGCGGGAGATATGCCTATCTGCCGTTCAACCACCTTGACGACAATGGCGAGCCGATCCCCGCGCCGACACGGCCTGGCCCTCCGATCATGGCGCCGGCCTACATCTCCGGTATCCAGATCGCGTCCCAGCAGTTCAAGGACATCTCCGGCCAGCACGAGAATCTGCAAGGTCAGGAAGACAATGCGGTCTCTGGCAAGGCCATCAAGGCTCGGCAGGGGCAGGGAGAGACGGCCACCTATCACTTCCCGAATGCGCTGGCGCAGGGCGTGGCGCATACGGGGCGCATTATCCTGGACATGGCCCCGGAGGTCTACGATACGCCGCGCATGATCCGCATCTCGAATGTGGACATGACGCAATCGGATGTGAACGTTGATCCGATGGCGAAGACCGATCATGCCGAGATCGAGAAGCCGGGCGAGGAAAACACAACCGAGGTCACCTGGAACCCCAAGATCGGGCGGTTTGAGGTCGAGGCCGAAACCGGGCCGTCCTACCAGACGCAGCGCGAATGGACCGCGGACGCTCTCGGTAGCCTGTTGGCGCAGAACAAGGAGCTTTGGCAGGTCATCGGCGATTTCTACGCCGACAACCTGGATTTCCCTGGCTCCGAGCAGATGGCGGAGCGCATCCGCCGTACGATGAGCCCGGCCGTGCTTGGCAAGGGGCCGTCCCCGAACGAGCAGAAGCTTCAGCAGCAGTTGCAGCAGGGCCAGCAGCTCATGCAGTCCCTCATGGACACGCTCGCCAAGAAGCAAAAGGAACTCGACGACAAGGACGACGAGATCGCGATCAAGGCGGAGGCGGAGGTTACGCGCCGCATGGACGCCATCTCGCGCCGCCTCAAGGAAGCCGGCAACGCTCAGGCCAATTTTGCCTCTGCTGGGCTCGAGCCGGATATCAAGAACATCATGTCCGACGTCACGGCGGAGGCCATGAACGAGGATCTGCACGCGACCTTGGAAGCAAGGAAGCCGCAGCCTGAAAATGCGACTGGGGAACAGCCGGAGATGGCACAGTGAGCATGAAGGCCTTCGGCAAGATCATGGCTGGCCTCAAAGAGGCGCTAGGCATTGCCCGGGGTGAAATCCCCGTTGAGCAGGTGCGGCGCCCTTGGACGGTAGATCGGGATGGCCGAGTCCGCACTGACAAGGATCGGCCTATTGTCCTCAGGGCGGTGAAGCAATGAGCACAGCCGATCTGATCGCAGCGGCGCCCGTTCTGGATGCGGCGCCTGCATGGGCAGGCGAGGGCATTAGCTTTCGCGCGTCTGACCCGATCGATGCCGCACCAGCGCGTGCGGCCCAGATCATGGATCAAGCCGCGGCCGACAAGGGTTTTACGATCGGCGAGGTGGCCCGCGTGGTGCGCCAGAGCATCAACGTCTTCTATGCCCGCGCTGCGGTGTCGCCTGCTGCGGCGCCCGCGCCAAGCCCATCAGCGGCCCTCCTGAAGTCACAGGAGTTTGGCGGCTTCCTCGACAAGGCCATCACCGAGAACAAGAGCCAAGCAATGAACAAGTTCGCAGAGCTTGCGGCCAAGATCAAAGCCAACCAGGCAGCAATGGAAGCCGAGGCGGATCATCTCTCGGTCGAAGCCGATAAGACCATGTCGCTGTTCATGGCGGCCACAACCCGACATCGCTCCATGCTGGATATGGCCAAGGAGGGCGTGAAGGCGATGGAGGAGGCCGCGGCTTCGATGGTTGGGCACAATGAGGAGCCGAAATAATGCCCTTCAAGAAAGGCGCCAAGCCAGGTTCAAAGGGCTTCAAGGACAATATTCGCGCCGAAGTCTCCGCAGGCAAGCCGGTTAAGCAGGCAGTCGCCATTGCTTATTCGGAATCGCGCGCCAAAAAGAAGAAGCGGAAATGACGTCGCAGTTGATCCGCATGCAGGCCAAAGAGATCGCCGGCATCTTCTACGACGAGAACCAGCGCTCGCTCCGGTTTCGGCAAGAGAATCCCGATCAGGACGCCTATGTGGCCGCCAACTGGCCGCATTTCGTCGATGTTGGGATTTCCGCGCTGACCATGGTCCTGAACGACCACAGCACGCCGCAGCACCAGAAAGATGTGATCTACGAGGAGCTTTGCGGGCACTGGGAGCGATCTCAGCGGCCCAGTGCGCGGGAAGTCCTTCAGGCGACCCTCACGCCGCGCGAGCGCGAGGACATCAGACACGTTGATGCCAACCTGCAACTGCCGAGCGTGGGCGCATGAGCATCGACACCATCTGCTCACTGGTTGGCGCTGGTTTCGTGTTCGTGATCATTGCGGTCGCGTTCGCCATTTGCAGAATCGAAGAGGCAGAAGATGGCCAAGAAAAAGAAATCCGCTAACGCCTTGGTGGGCGAGCCCAGCGTGATGTACGCGGGCGGCAATGACTATCGTGCCGAGGACGATTATCGCGCCCTGACCCGGGCTGGAGAAATCATGTCTGATCGCGACCGCATGAGAGCGGCCAAGGACCACGGCAAGAAGCAGCAGAAGCACATGGAGAAGGCCTGCAAATGATAGATGCTGTGCTTATCGGCGCAGGCGCAGCGGCTACTCTACTGGTCTGTATCTACATTTACAAAACTCTCAATATTTGAGGCCGCATGAAGAATCTATTCCTGAACGGTGTGAGTTTCCTGCCCCTGTACGCGCCCGAGAAGGGCGGCGGTGAGGGCGGCCAAGCTGAACTGGAGCTCAACGCAGGGGCCGACGCGGACATTGCCGAGCAACTTGAAGCCGCAGCGGACGACGATCAGAACGACCTTAACCACTCTGGCGAGGATGAAGACGCCAAGGAGGTCAAGGCCGGCGATGACGGCAAGGAGCCGGAGAAGGCCGAAGGCGAGGAAGAGCCTGAAGCCGAGACCGAGGACGAGAAGGCCGAGCTCGAGCAGCTTCGCAAGGCCAACAAGGCCCTCGGCAAGCGCATCAGCGCGCTCTCCAAGGACAAGCGCGAGCTCCACGCCAAGCTCCAGGAGAATATCCGGGAGGTTCCGAAGGATGACGCCGAGGCGGCCGGCGATGACGAGCAGCCCCAGCGCTCCGACTTCAAGACCAAGGCGGAGTTCGATGCCGCGGTTGCTGCGGCCGCCGATCGCGTAGCCGCGGAGCGTCTGGCTGCGCAGGAGTTCAACCGCCAGTGCAACGCGGTCGAGGCCGCCGGCTCAAAGGCGTTCGGCGACAAATGGCCCAAGGCCAAAGCCGAACTGGCCATGCTGGACGATCACGGTCGCATCCCGATCGACATTCTGTCCGTTGCCCTCGAAACCGAGAACCCGGCTCGCGTGCTGTTTGTTCTCGGCAATGACATCGAGAAGGCCACGGAGCTGATGGGTATGACCGTCACCAAACGGGCCATTGCCATGGACAAGATCGCCTCTCAGAAGCCGGTTGAGCGGCAGCAATCAAGGACGCCGGCTCCGGTTGAGCCTCTGGGCGGCCGCGGCGCACGTGATGATAGGCCATCTGATCGCGACTCCGATGAGGAGTGGAATCGGAAGGAAGAAGCCCGCGAACGTCGGGCGGCAGAAGAGCGCCGCAAGCGTGGATACTGATGGAATATATCCTAAAGGTATCACGCAATTCATTGCTCGACCGGCTCCGTGTTCTGCAATCGGAGTTAACGGAAGAGAACCGGCACAGTGACGCTATGACCATCGATTTCGTCATTCAGATTATGTCGGTGGACGCATATGCAGAGAAGGTGGGCCGCCAAGATGCGGTCTTACCGGGCGTCCTTCAAATTATTAGTTCTGACTGTTCAGCGCGGAACGCGGGCTGACGGAACGCAATGCGATCCTGACCGCACGGGACGTGAACTAAAACGCACGCACCGCACGATAACCAAAGGTCCACCGTATGGGGGCTCGCTGACAGTCAGAAGGCCCTCGATCGCGGCTTAAAGCGACGTTTCTGCACGTATCGCGGGTTTCGTGTCCCGCCCCGCCGCTAGGGTCAAGTGCGTTTGCGCCCGCCAATTCCTCACAGCTCGGGCGAGTGAGGATCACCCCAAAACCCCTGTTCCGGCGACGCTTTGAGGGCGTTCGCGGACGCATGCCCCGAGGCATCCCCACATGGCAAATACCCTTCTCACGCGGCTGGAGATCACCCGCAAGTCCATCCGCCTGTTCATCAACTCCAACGCCTTCGTCAAGAACATCGACCGGCAGTACGACAGCCAGTTCGCTGTGACCGGCGCGAAGATCGGCGCCACCCTGCGCGTCCGCCTGCCGAACGACTATACCGTGACCGATGGTCCCGGCCTGTCGCTCCAGGATACCGCGGAGCAGCAGACCACGCTCACGGTCGCGACTCAGCGCCACGTCGATACCGGCTTCACCACGGCGGAAATGGCGCTGTCCCTCGACTACTACGCCGAGCGCGTCGCCAAGCCGAAGATGAACAACCTGGCCGGTAACGTCGCCAAGACCGTCATGACCGCGATTGGCGAGTCCGCGGCGAACGCTATCGCCAACTTCAACGGCACCGCGATCATCTCGCCGACCGCAAACACCTTCGTTCAGGCCGGCGCGATCCTGGACGACAACTCTGCTCCCATGATGGGAACCAAGGGCGACCGCAAGATCGTCAACGACCCGTGGACCGATGCGCGCACCTCCACCTCGCTGGCGGGCCTGTTCAATCCCGTCGCCCGCATCTCGGAGCAGTATGAATACGGCTCCATGAAGCAGGCTCTCGGCTTCTCGTGGATGCGCGACCAGACCGTGATCAAGCACACGGCGGGTTCGTTCAC